TGCAGTGTACTTGCTAAAGTCTCCGATGTTGTGTATTTCCAGCGAAGCATCGGTAATGAACACAGGCATGTCGCGCTTGTAATTCATTGTGCCCGGTGGACGGAGAATCTGTGTGCAGTCGAACGCAGACTGATCCGCGCCGAGGGTATGTGCGATGGCGCGGTTAGCCTGCTCTAAGATAAACGCATCGTCAATGCGTTCATCCATTAACCAATAGACGTGAGTGTGGTTTTCTGAGGATGACTGGACAGTAACGCTGGGGACCACATCGAACGTAGGGTTTGCTCCATCGAATTCAGTCCATAGTACCTTGCTGGTAAGGAAGGTGCTTTTCGAGAGGCGCGGCTCAGACCATACTGCTGGAGCGAGATAAGTTTCAAGGCCCTCTTCGGAGGAAGATCGGATATGTCGTTCGAGCCTGTCAAGACTTGTAACCTTTGTAAACGCTTGATTGAATACCCCTGTGTCCCTGTCAAGGGTGGGGCAGTAGATGAAGCCATCTTCAATTCCTCCGAACAAAAAGTGCAAGAATCCTGATAGGGACAACGTATCTTGTGCAGCATCCGACATCTCCATACTACCTCCTCTCCTATGCTAGACGAATATTACGTAGGCCCAGCAGGGCTCGAACCTGCGACGCCCGGATTAAAAGTCCGGTACTCTACCACTGAGTTATAGGCCCAACAAGCCCCCTGTCGGGAGGGTCGTCTTGTAAGACTCCGACAGGGGGCTTGTGTTGTGCTTAGAAGTTGTTCAGGTAGTCGTCAGAAACAACGCTGACCTTACCGTACTTGACCTTCTTGACGTTGGTGTAGTTAACGTCAGGATCGGTCTTGGACGGGGTGTTCTTGACCGTGACAGTAACGTCGTAGCCAATGATGTCCTGCGGCTCAAGAGCGTCCTGCTCCTCCTGAGTTAATTCCAGTGAGTTGAGGCGACGCTTGATCCAAACCTTACGGTCGTCAGGAAGGTTAGGGTCCATGTCGAAGAACTCACTGATGTAGCGACCACCGTAAGTCTCGACCTCAGCGTCAAGGCGGTAAGTGATCTGCCATGACGTCTTGCTGTCATCGCCACCGGGGTGCATTAACTTAGAGTCCTGGATCACTGCCGGGTACACACCATTGGCGATGAAGTAATCGTCATCCGGTGCAACAACGTCAGTAACGCCAGCATCCTTGAGGAATCCCATGATTTTGTTTCCTTTTCTATTTGTTGATTGCAGTCCAGGTTGGATTTGCAATTTCTGAAGGTAAGCGCACGCGAGTTTTCGCTAGCACTGTCTTGCTGGGCTGCACCTGTAACTGGCGCACCCCCTTCGCGTCGATACGCATGTAACCTACGATATCGAATAAGCCACTGATCGTGGCCGCGAGTTTTGGGGTAAGGTCGGGACGCTGCATCATTAACTTAGTAACAGCGTCCTCCTTCTCTGTGGAGTGACAAGTAACGATGAGGTTCTTGTCGATGGAACGGAACGCCATCATAAGAGAGCGCAGTCGCTGAGTCATCTCACCATAGATGTCCCAGTCTGCCTTATAGATCGGCATTCCGGCAGTCTTAGACTTACGCTGGAGTTGGCTGTCAATGTTCTTCATCTGTAGGGTACTGATCGTGTCAAACGCGATAGTCTCATACTCATCAAAGGCAGGGTCACCCTTAACCATGTAGTCAACAATAGCCTCGACCTGTTCGATTGAGACATACTCTAGCACGTCAACATTCTTAGTACCAACGAGAGTACGTGCTCCACTATCTACATCAATAAGAAGCACCCTCCCAGCCGTAGAGCAGAAGTGTGTCTTTCCGACACCGGGAGGACCGTAGATTTCAACCTTCAACTTAGTTGAAAGAACCTCAGGCTTGCTGATGCGCGCCAGTAACTTAGACAGTACGGCATCGTTGTTAGCAGGAAGTGTCAGCGCGGCCTGAGCCTCCTCAGTAAGCGGGGAAGCCTCTAAGGTAACATCGACATCTGTCGGGTCATCTTCTAACAGCGTGACGCCAGTATTCATGGCGTCGTCAGGTGCGCTCATAATCCTTCTCCATAGATAGTTGTGAGGTCGATTAAGCCAGATTCAGCACTCTCGTCAATGATCTGAGCCAAGAGCCCTAAGAAGTGGCCTACTGTAGTTGCAGTGTGTTCGGTGTTGGCGTTGATTAGCACTCCCACGTCAGCCGGTAAGTTAACACCGTCGTGGTGGGGAATAGTGATGGGTGATCCGATAATGATGAAGCCAGGCTGGAACACTTCCATCATAATGGCTGCGAGGACGTGAGTGAATGGCGGCCTACTTCCATCCGTACTTTCCTCGTAGTCCTTGATAATGCTCAACATGTTAGCCGCGAACTCCTCAGGATCAATGTCATCCTCAGGGGGTATGGCGTGGGAGTTGATCCCTAGGATCGTAAAGTCTTGCTCGTTCATCCTAGAAGCAACTCCTCATTGTAGCCGTACCCTGTGCGTGGCTGATAGTCTGACTGAATCTGATATGTGATGTCAACACCTTCTGTATCAGAATCGCACAGAGGAGCGAATGAACAGTTAGAACAGGCGTACTTATCATACACGGGGATGGTAAGTTCCTTGGGCGAACCCTTGGCGCGGAATTCCATGATCTGCTCAGACGCAGCAATGTGCTGCTTCATCACGTTAGCAATGCGGGTTTCTGTCGGGTGGATGAATGCACGTTGCCAGAGGTCGCCATTCTTGACGTTACGTGTACGGAGTTGGTTGACCATGAAGGTGCTAATGTCGATTCCAGCGTAACGCAGGAGAACGATGTACTTAACGAACTGTCCTGCTTGCTGACACTGATCGGGAGTCCAGAAGTTATAAGACGACTTGTGATCGACACCGATAACCTTACCTGTTTCCTTGTTACGGAGCACAAGGTCGATAGTCCCGACAAGAGCGAAGGTATCGCTAAGGTCAGCCTTGTACTTAGACTCAACTGCAACAATCTCGTACTTCTCATCATCAACGTGGTACTTATCAAAATAGCCAAACACTAAGTCGCGTGTCTGGCCGATATCTACCATGTTTGCATCAGGAAGCGCAGCCGCGTCCATAACAACCTGCAAAGCAGCGGCGCGGCAGTCACCTTCTTCCATCCCGAGTTGCTTGGCAGCGTAATACTCTTCGAGAATTGCGTGTATGAAGGTTCCCTTAACCAGTGGCTCTGAGAGTTGCTTAGGCTCGATGTTGAGGAAGTATTCGTAGTAATACTTGCGGGTGCAGTGGAGCCATGAGGAGACTTCTGAGTTGCTAATCATTCGGATTTCGGTATTGGGGTCAGGAGGAAACATTATTCTCTTTCTTTGCTGAATTGGTATACCAAGTATAGCATGGGAAGTAATGTGTGTCAAGCCCGATAGGTTATCGGTTTACTTGCACTCATCACAAAGGAAGTCACCCTTAGTCGAAACGGGGTACTTATCGGCCAGCACTGGCTCCGTACACTCATCACAAGCGTACAGGTGTTGGAACGGGAAAAGCAACATGCCACAGTAGTTACACTCTAATTGCCCTGTGTCACCAGACCCGGCGCGTCTAACCCCACGGGTCATTCGACTTTCGCCCGGTTCATCGACACAAGTGCAGATATCGTTGAAACCTAACTTATGGAAGGCGTCAATGTAAGCCTGCGGCCCTTTACCAAACCAGAGATAACGGAAGTCAATCGGTGTTAGGAATCTCTTACTCCACCAATTAGGCATGACTGGGGGCTCATCTTTCCACGATGTCTGAGTTGATTGCATTAGCGAGAGTCTACCTCGAACATGCACGCGGCATATCCGGCGATATCTACGGCATTATCCATCTGGCGACTATTCTTGTGTCGGGCCAACTTAAGCAGAATCATCATTGCGGCCACATCATCAGGCCTAACAGGGACGTCCAGATAGACAGTCCATAGGTCGGCAATAATGCCAAAGTTAGATTCCGGGGGTCCATAAGCAGTCTGCCTGTCTGATAAGACGATTTGGAGGGCTGCTTCCAATACCCTCTGTCGGGCACTTTCAGGTGCTTCCTTGGCTGCAAGGTCTGCTAAGTAGGCTGCCTTGGCTGCCTTCTCTTCTTCGATTAACTTATCGAGGTCCATCATAATCCGAACTCTTCCTTTCCTTGGATTTGGCCTCCGCCGACAACGCCGGACTTAAGGGCCTTATTAGCGTGCTTAAGGTCAGTCGTCGCAGGTCGTATCCCATATATTCTTTCGTAGATAACGTCCTTGAACGGGTCGTTTCGTGCGTGGAGCAAGTTATGACAAGAGTGGCAAAGCAATCCGACGTTCTCTCGCTCGTTGTTAAGGGTGTTATAGTCATGGTGATGCCGGGCCTGTGCCGGATTAGGCATAGTGCCGGGTCGCACTCCGCATCCATCTATCTGCACTTCCATGTACTTAGGTAGGGCGTCTTTCTTCTTAGCGAAGTCGCAGGGTAACTTATTGCCGTTAGCATCTTTGAGCGGGTACATCTTAGCCGCTCGCTTTCTTCCAGTCGATTGCTGGTCTGTTACTGCGTCATCACTTTTAAGTCGGCGCGTAGGTGTAACCGTAGTGCTGCTGTCGTACTCTTCTGGCTCAAGGTTAAGCCCTGTCGCGTAATCTTCGATAGCCGGGACTTTAAAGATATCCATATGAGTACATTCACATAGGTCATTGGTAAGATCAGCAACACATGCAAGGTGTTGACCTCTCCGACAGGGCCAGCAGATAGAGTTATCTGTCATTCGTCCTCATCTAGTGGGTGTAGGCCGGCAACAGTGAGCCGTAAACTCGTATAGCCGGGCAGTATTTTAGCGGCGCGGGCAATGCCCATGAGAGGCTTGACCGTCTTACCGTCTGGTTTGAGTTCTAAGCAGCCAAGGGCTACCATGTCGAGCACCATAAGGTTTACTGTCGGATCGTAACCGCGTAGGCCGCGTATGCCAAACTCACGATTAAGCACGCCGAGCGTAGGTAGCCGCGCGGGGTCGAACGACCAGCGTACTATCTCCTTGTAGCATTCTAAGTAGTTGAGTTCGTAGTCGCCGTTAGAATGCAACTGTGAGATTTCGATACCTTGGTCATTAGTTCTTACGTTGTGCTTGGCTAATTCTGGCGCAAGTTCTAACGAACGTCCCACGGTGTCTCCTCAGAAAATTCGGCAGAATCCATCCGACGATTATGGGTATCCCTTCGCTTAGATAGCCATGCGGAGGTATTAGTCCACACGATATAGATAAAGCCAAACAGCATGAACGGTAATGTCCATAGCGGCATGTCGGGCATGGTGTCTCCTTTCGTAGACGTAGCCCCTGTGGGATTCGGACCCACACTTGAACGGTTTTAAGCCGTTTGCCTCTGCCGGTTGGGCTAAGGGGCCAGGGAGATACCCGGAGTTTAACCGGGGTCAGGGCGTTTCAGCCTGCTCTATCACTGAGCTATATCTCCTTTGTTCTATTCAAATCCATGCAATAAGTTCTTCGCTTCTCTGGCTTTCGCCTCCACACTTATTGCTTTAGGCTAAGGATGTAGCCTTTTTTCATTAAAGAGAAGTGTAGGCGGGTTGGAGGTCTGCACTCCTCGCCATTCGCCCTAGTCAGACCCTAGGCTTATACCGGCTATTACCGGGTTATTAGTACCTACACTACGTTTTTTAACTACCTACGCTAATAGACCGCTAAGTCTATTTACGCCTTCGGAGTACGCCTCTCCGCTCACGCTCCTGTCGGACAACATGAAAACCAACAGGAGCCGCACTAGGCTTAAGGTCTATTTATACTCGCCTAGTCGAGTCTCCGCAGCAGGAAAACGGGGAACCTGCTGTCGGGAGTTATTACTTGTTACGTTTGTGACAGTTGCATGAGCATAATCCAGGAGGCTTAGTGCATAGAGGGTGATCTCCTCCTAAGCATTCCCATGACATACTATCCATGCTAGACGGTACACCAATCATTAATCCTCCAGGTACTTGCGTAGTTCCGTGAAGTCCATAACCTCGTTAAAACCTTCGGTCATGTTCTTCTTGGCTGTAACAATCTCGTCCAGCCATGCATCAATCGTACCACCCATGAGGATCTTGTGGATGGTGATATCTTCCGTCTGACCGATACGGTGGACGCGATCAGTAGCCTGTTCTTCACGGCCATAAGACCATTCGGAGTCAAGCATAATCATCTCGGTTGCACGGGTTAAGGTGACTCCAACACCACCGACACGATAGTTAGCAAGAACGACCTGCCACCTTGCTTTATCGTCCGACGTGTGACGTCGATCGAAGTCCATGATGATTTCATCGCGTAGAGTTTGCTGTGTGTCACCGTCGAGTACGACAGAAGCAATACCCGCAGTATTGAGTCTTCGATGCAACTCTCGCAAGGGAGCCTTGAACTGTGAGAACACGACGCAAGTATTTCCTTCTTGAAGTCCTCCTTCTGTAAGGTCAGCGAGAAGTCCATTACCCTCCTTATCGAATACGTAGTCTAACTTCTGAGACTCTTCGACGTCCAACTTCATCATAACGATGCCGTTCTCGTCCTTGACCTCAATACCTGCGGGCCAAGTCTCGATCTGTCGGAGCCTTGTGTAAATGGCAATCTCTGCGGCTGCGGAGATAGTCTTGTTATTATCCAGCAGGACAGCGCCCCATTTCTTCATCTCCTTACGCGCCTTGCTCTGGAGGGGGTAATCCTCCGGCTCAACAGTGAGGACGTGAACTTCCTCATGCTTGCCGGGCAGGACGATACCAGCGTCACGCTTAGTGCGACGGAGGTAAAGGTTAGAAATGCGCTTAGCGAGACTGTCCATACCACCAGACTTGAAGGTCCACTTCTTAGTGTACCAATCTTGTTGACAGTAATCTTCAAGGAAGTATTTCTCGCTAACGAAGTGGTCAGGATCAACCAGACTTAGCAGAGCGAACAAGTCTTGAGGCTTGTTAAGAATCGGCGTCCCTGTCATGGGGATGACAAAGGGCACGAACGTATCACTACGCTTGTTCCATCCGTAAGGTGCGTTGTTGTATTCTTCCATGTCGATCTGCTGAGGATCACGGTGTTCAAGCAGAGCCTTGATCGACTTGTAAGCACCAGTCTTACGATCCTTAAGGGTATGAGCCTCGTCCAGAATGACTACATCGAACTGGAGGTTCTTAAGGTCGTTGAGGAGTGCTGCGTCTCGACGCCACGCCTCGTAATTGATAATGACGAGAAACTCGTCCATCTCATTAAGAGTGTCAATAATGAAATGTCGAGCCGCCTTCGGTTGATTACCCAGAAGAACTGGACTACGATCTGTCCATAGGTGAACCTCACGCAAGACATTTCGGAGTAGCGGCGCGGGACATACGTAAAGAATTTTCCGCCCGCACTGATGCGTAACGCCCTTAATCTTGTTGTCTGGATCGTAACCGTAGGGATTGTCGGGACGTGCATTAGCAGTTGCCTCCTTGATAAGATCGCATGTTGCGAGGGAAGTCAGAGTCTTACCAAGACCGGGCGCGTCTGCGAGGATCATACGACGGTACATAGTGATTCGCTTAGCAGCTTCAAACTGATGCTTAAGGATGGCGCTGAACCACTTAGCCATGACCATTGTATCTTCAAGAGCCTTGTTCAACCTATCGTTCTCAGCAGCAAGACGCTCAATACGCTGGGCGTTATGCAGTTGACGCTCAACAGAGGCCAACTTAGACTGCTGCTGTCGGATCAAGTTATTACGCATGTTGCGCTCATAAGTGAGCCGCTGCTCTTCTTCGATAATAGCAGCAATCTTGGCTTCGTATTCGCGCTTAGCCTCGGCGCGTACTTCATGAAGTCCAGTCAGGGCTTCCTTGATAGGCTCAAGTTCAGCCTTAAAGGACTCAAGTTCTGCCATAGCATCCTTGAGCATCTGAGCGAGAGCGTTAATCTCTTGGTTCGAGCCTTCTTGATAGGTTACGTAGTTGCTCATTGACTCTCCTTTTACGCCTGTCCCGTTTTTGTAATGCTCTTGGTAAATACTTACCTATGAAGAACAACATGACAAGTAGAATTAATCCTAGTGTTGCCATAGATGCCGCCATATGAAGTTGTAGAGACAGAGAAGGCCCCGACAGGAACCTTATTGAGTGTATATAACTCAGTCTCCCTATGCGGGACGACGGTTTTCCTGTCGGGGCCTTACTCAGTGGACAGACTCACTCAGAGTCAGAGTCACTCTCGTCAACCTTGGCGACCTTGATGTTGTGATCCTTGAACTCAAAGGTAACAACGTCGGGGAACGCATCGCCCTTAACATCCTCGCTGCCAGCAGCCTCGAAGAATGCACGCTGCAATTCAACAGTCTCGACCTCCAGTTCCTTGGCGGCGCAAGAGAATGTGGACTTAAGCACGCCATCCTTGTTCTTGATTGCCGACAACTTACCGTCGATGTAAACCTCAAAGCCACGGATACGGCGACCGCCGCTACCCGAGCCTCCACCCGAAGAAGCGCGACGACCCTCAACCTTAGGAGCGTCCTCAAGAACTGCCTCGCCGTACATAGCAACGAGGTACTTCTTGGTAGCGTTGATCGTCTTCAACTGAGCGTTAAGCGCCTCGGGATCAACACCGCTAGCCTCAAGGGCTTTAGCGTACTCAGCCGAGAGAACAGGCTCAACCTTAAGCAGTCGAGCAGCAAGCACACCTTCGAGAGCAGACTGCAACTTCTCGATCTTAGCGTTCTCCTCAGCAACTCCATCCCAAGTCTCGATGAAGTTCTCACGGAAGTCCTCGATGCTATCGACAGACTTAGACGCCTTGACCTGCTCGTTGTAGTTGACAACGGTATCGGTGAACTTAGCGAGCGCGAGTGCGCCGAAGTCATCCAGAACCATCTTGGAATCAGCCATTGTACTTATTTCCTTTTCTTGTTGTTGACCGTGCTCGGAGTTGAGCCTCGGTTACGTGCTATTCAATTATTATGGAATTGTAATGTAGGCGGTCAGTGGCTCACTGGACTCTCGTTTCCGATCCGAAATCGCCTGTGCCTGTGCTTGACTCTTACCTAGTCCTAGGCCCTTCATTTCATATACCTGATCCTACCCTGTCGGGGAAGCCGTGTCAACCTTTGGGGAGGGTTCGCCCACGCGAGTTTTCCATCCGACAGGGCAGGTCACTGAGGCAATGCCGTCCAACTGGCGCGGTTCGTACTCATGCGTCAACATCGGGGTCACCCTTGATCTGATCCCACTTCTCAGCCTTAACGATAGCCTGAACAATATCTTCAGGGGTGTAACGACTACCGGACTTAGCGTAGATGTGGCCTGAGTGGTACGAATCGCCTGGGTTACCAGCCTTGCTAACAGCCTGGGCGATGATAGCACTGATAACCATAGAGAAGAACAACTCACGGTTCTCAGTGTTCTGGAACGTCAACTTAGTTTCGGTGTTGAAACCGTCAGCGTCCTTGCCGTTGAAACGCAGGCCACCGTAGTAGCCACCTTCCACCGAAACAGTCTCGAAGTCAGTTTCTTTGACGTTAATGACGACGTTTTTAAGTGCTTGAATATCCATTATTCTTCCTCATCTTCTGATGGATCGTAGGGTGCTTCACAGAACTTACAAACAGGGCCGTAGTAGTTGTAACCGCAGATGTCACAGTATTCAGGTTCAGACTCGAAGTTATCTGCGTGTTCACAACATGGGAAATCCTCGCATTGGCAATCTTTAATCGGTCGTGCCATCTTGATCCTTACTCCAATCATAAGGTTCAGTTACCGTAGGCCATGCGCTAGGATGTGCGGCCTTGCACTGCTTAACAGCGTCTTGGTAGCGATCTTCCTGCCAACGGGCTGTAATGATGAGTCCTGCAATAATTGCCATCATGGCACCAACTGCAAGAGAATCAACTTGGTAGTGTGTAGCAACAACAAGTACAGACAGCGTAGCCCACACACCTGAGATGAAGTAGTTAACCATTAGAACCAGTACCTCAATCCTGTAAAGAGCCAGTAAATGAAACTAAGGAGTAGAACCCAGAAGGGTACTACTAGAATGATTCCGATTACTACGCCACGAATCGGCGCAGCGTCATTATCTACGCTTGGCTCGGGCATGTTCAGTCTTTCCGCAGTAGGTGCAACGATTGTCATGATGTAGTGGTGATTTCTTATCTGTGTCGAACTTAACATCTAGTTCGTGCCAGTAGTCACACCATTCAATAGTAGCAGTGTCCATACCTTGATGCCTTACTTCTGTTCGTTCGTAGATAGAAGCCATGTCCAGAACTCCTTAGTCATTGTGCTTCCAGCCGATTGGTTAGGTAGTGCGTAGCCTAATGGATTATGGCGTCTCATGTTTGTCTCCCTTTGGGATGATGATGAATGCGGCGGCTATGCTCCACATAATTAGTAAGCCTATGAAACCTGCAACGTGCATTACAGGGTAGGCAAAGAAGAAGAATGGGATTGCGACCTTGATGTTCCAAGGCTCATCGTAGACCATAGGGATCAGGGCTACAAGGCAGATCACAATAGCAATGACAATGAGAAGCATTGAACCTCCTAAGGTTCGAAATCTAACGTGTGAGCAATGACACCCGACAATCCCCGACAGCCAGCCACATAACCAAACCGCAACGCAGGTTTGCGCGGCGCGTATTTTCGGCAGAATCCATTCGAGTGGTTGACCTTTCTCTGTCGGGTACTGCTTTTGACTGTAGGCAGTAAAGGTGACGAGTGAGTACGAAGCCCTCACTCACGGCTGGCGTGCATCAGCAGAACTTACTCGCTGAGTCCAATTTCATGGTCGCAGTGTCGCGCCCGCGCTTGACGCAATCAATTGGAGTCCAGTAGTTGCGCGGGTTTGTGCGTGTGTGCTCTCCAAGGTGAGCGAGAATGAGAAGCACCTGATACTCGGCGTAACGCCTGTCGAAAACCTCGGAACCCTCGACCGAATTCGAACGCAACTGGTGTGACCAACGACAGCCCGACACCCCACACTCAGCCAACCCGGAACTCTTAACTTTCATGCCACCGATGAGGAGCATGTTTGCAAACCAGCGAACCCTCATAAGTGAGAAGGCGTAATCCTGTGTGGCGGCTTCATTGTAGAAGCCCCAGTTACGCGCACCGACTGTGTACTTCGGGAAGTTCCACTCATTCTCCGTGTCAGCCACGTCAATGGCGAACTGCGATTCCATGTAAGGATCGGACTCGGGATCGGACCATGAGTTATCCTCGACATCAATCTCTGCCCAGCGGTCAGAGTGCATCATCGACTCGCTGTTAGATTCATCGAGAGTTGAGAGGAACTCAGTAACGGAGTCCAGGAACTCAAGCCACTGATCCTCGGTAACTGTGGACACCGCGCGTAGTTCAGCCATGTCCGACAGCAAGCCAGCGAAGAACTCGGTGGGGTTAACCTGACGAGAAGCATACGGGAAGATTTGTCCAAGACCGATTGCTTCTGTACCAAGAGCGGTGCGGATCATCCAGTCGAGAGTCTTGCGAGGCTCGGCCTTCTCTGCGGCTCGCTGATTAGATTCACGCTGAGTCTTACGCTCGCCTGTGAACTGGCTGGGAACCTCGATCATGTACTGCATGTTGTTACGCATGGTGATAACCTCCAAAGGGTGACGATTTGGGAGAAGCCCCAACTGTCCTCGGGGTGAGGACGTCCGAAAGTCCAGTCGGCAACGCGCCCAATTGTCCAGTATGGAGCGGAGAACGCACCGACTATTTTCTGCGAAGCGTTTAGAAAATAGTCGCCGCGAAGCGGGGAGTGCGGTCGCAGTGGAATACTTGACAATTGTCTGGCGCGGTGACCGACTAGACTTGCGGACACCGTAACCGCCGAGACAGGCGGGCGTAGTTAACCACGCGGGTATTAACCTTGCCACTAAGAAAGGGTGTCTCTCCCTGAGGAAAGACACCCTAACTTAGTTAGTGATCGGACGATGCATCGTCGTAGGCTGCATTGAAGAACGACTTGATGTACCAAGTCTCAGCCAACAACTCATCGAAGGTGAAGAAACCTTGCAGGTAGAACTTCACTGCCTGCGCGAGTAACGCACGCTGATACTTGTCCAACTGTCGAACGATGCTGTACTGCATCAGAACCGAGCCTGGAACCTACCGGCGGGGCGCTTGCACTCGCACTGATTCCAGTTGCAGGACCGCTCGCCGTCCATAACCATCTGAGTCGCAGCAGCCTTCGCCTGCTTGGCGTCCCACTGAACAACCCAGTCTGCGTTGTGGCGGTCGGGACCAACATACAACTGATCCTTGACGTAGAGGTACGGGGCACCGCTCTCCTTGACCGCGAAGATCAGGTCGGACTTCATGAGCGGAAGAGAAGCGAGCGTCGCCATCAGGTTCTCGATAGCCTGATCGACGTGGGAAACAACAGGTGCAGACTTGACAGTCATTCCAACTCCTAAGGGAGAACGGGACTAAGCCCTAGAACCGCCTTGGTTCTGATCCTAACGTCTGAGCAACCGAACGCAATCTAACTTCCAGCCAGCCAACCACACGCGCACTTGACTTTGAACTTGACTTTGAACTTGACTTTGAACTTAGGTGAGAGGGCGCGGAATAGTTGAATGCAAATGGAACAGTAAGCGAGAGGCTGACTGAGCCAAGGGGCGGGTGCTTTATCGAGCCCCTTGGGTTAGCAGCCGGCCAACTTGTTGGCCTCGCGCACTGTGGAATGCAGCATGAAACTATGGAGCGCACTCGAACTAATGG